TTGTATAACTTCATTCAAGTTCTTCTCAGTAATCACAACTATGTTTGCATCTTTAAGAGACAGTACTTTTGGTCTCGGCACAACTTGAATGGTTGGCTTGTAGACTTCGACTTGTGTTACAATTTCTTTTTCAGGCTTCCAAGAGCAACTACTTAACAGTAGCAGACTCAATAGACTTGAAAAAACTATCAATTTTTTCATTTATTCTCTTTTCAGATGCTAATGGATCTGCTAAACTGTTTTTAACTAGATCAGTTTTTGCCAACAGGTCCTTGATTACTGTGTTTGCTTCACGTGCTTTTTTTAAGTTGTCTGTGAGTTCTTGAGATAACTTTGCTTGTTTCACTGCATTCTCATTCATTGCAGTGATCTTTGCTGATAAACTTTTATTACTAGATTCTAAGTTAGCATTATTAGTTCGCAGTGTTGCTATACGTGCTTGCGTATCCTTATAATAAAGATACACTCCGTATCCGCAACCTGTAAGTATTGCAAGTATTATTAATAATGCGTATATTCTAGCCATTAGTCGTCTATCTGTACTGCTCTCATACGTGCTACCAGTCTGTCTGCACGTTTTGTTACTTGTTTGTACCAGTTTGAATCAACCATTTCATCTGCAGCTGAGTTCCAATCTTTGGCATCTACTCCACGTTTCATTCCTTTAAACTTGCTTAGTCTCGGTCGGCCCATATTGAACATCATGTTAGCAATTATCAGTTGGACTTCTTCTGGGAGGTCATCAAAGTCAGGATATAGTCGCTCGCAGTCGGCAAGGACGGTTTGGACGTCACTGTCAAAGGCTGAATTGCATCTATCTTCTGAGACAGGCGTTCCAACCGGTTGTCCATGTTCTGGATCACTATCAATAACCAAATGACCAATACCAAAAGTAGGCAAGCCGAGATGGTCGAGGTATATTTCATTAACTGAGCCTTCGTCATATGCAATCTCTTCTCTAAGTTTATCAATGTCCATAGTTCTTTCCTTCTGTTGTAACCATATTTATGTACTTTGCGGCCTCTGCATGTGCTTTTTCCAGTGGATGTCCTTGTGCTCCTATTTCATATTTTTTGTGTTTACTCCAACTGAGAAAGTCTAATTTTTCAAATGTAGTAATATGCGGACTTACTTGTTCATGTAACTTTCCTATTGCATCATTCCATTTGGAGTTAGCAAAATTTAACATTTTATCAACATTATTTGAATATTTTGAATCTAAACATGTCATTATGAAATCTATATTGTTTTGTTTCAGTAAGGAAATTGCACTGTGCATATGTTGTAAGTTACGATAAGTGTTCCAAACTTCACTATCAATGTGTTTGAAAAAATAATGACTTAATTTATGATCGTGACGTGGATGAACTGTTTTCCATCTATCAGAATCAATATCAACATAATCAAATCTTTCAAAGTATGTCCAGTTTACGATAAAAAGCGTTTCTGGACGTAACCTATTTGCTATTTGCCAGCCAATATATTGGTTACCCACTCCTCCAAGTGCGAAGCAGTGATATTTGCAACCGACTGTGCGTGAAAGTATAGACGGCCATGTTTGTGTACTATGAGCAAAGTCATCAGTGTGGTCAGGACAATCAGTCAGCTCGTCGCCTCTGGTGAAACTATCGCCAAAAGCGATAATATTTTTATAGGACATTTAGATTCCCGCGTTTAACAAAAACTTTTCTAAGGCTCTGTCTTTTTTGCCTTTGTTGTATATAGTCTTGTATGGAATCCCAGCGGCAGTTCTCATCTCGTTTAGTTCAAACTGTTCACGTTCTCTGTATGTCTTGGGTGAAGTAGGTACTATCATGTTGAACTGTTCCACAGTAAAAGGCATTTCTTTGCCTCTGTAGCCCATGGTCCAGCCGTCACCTTCGTACTCTGTTAGTGTGTTAAAATCATCTAGCAAGGTGGCTAAGTTGTCAGCAGTGTAGTTTCTACGTTTAAGTTCGATATATACCAGGAATCTATTTGGCTTTACTTCACCTGGGCTCATATCAGCATCTAGTACAAAGTCATAGCCTTTTTCGAACCAGTTGACCAAGTCTACTGCGGCTTGTCTGTCACGGACATAAAAACTTGCAACAACTATCTCGTCGTCATCGCCCATCTTACTTGAAAAGTCATCAACATACATTGTGCTTTTCATCATACCTGCTAGGTCTTTGTAACCTAAACCTTCTGTTAAATTAAACTTGGACATCGATATTAGCATCCATTTCTTGTTGTGCGTCTGCATCCATAACCTGTTGCTGATCTAAGTCTGCATTGTATGCGTCATCAAGATCCTGCAGATCAACTGTTTCATCTTCAAGTTCGATTGCCCCAGTTCTTATGTCTTGCATAAGACTTTTTGGCATAATAATTTCTACCAACCAAATTGGCTTTTCAATCAGTCTAGCAACCTTTGTGCCTGCCTTAAAGTCGCTTGGTGATTTAACTTTCACTGGAACTTTCATTTTGGTTTTCTTCCATTTAACTTCACAATCAAATGGCAATAAACGCATTGCTCCTCTTGGGTCCGGCATAAGTTGTTCTGGCCATAGAAATGTACATGAAGTTTTGTATGGACCTTGTTCAGGACCAGCAACAAGCTCTCCTAGTTCCCAATTGCGAAATGCAAATATATCCAGCTCGTTCATCACACGTTCAAAGTCTAATAGTATTTTCATACTACCATCACTCATGTAGATGCCCTTGATGTTATCTGCTACCATCCAATAGTCGGAACCGTCTTTGAAAAATTTATTATCGTCGAGTGACATCTGTGGCCTTTTGTTTTACGTTAACAGTATTTAGCCCAATTTGTCTTTGTGGCCACTAATATATTTAGCGGTGCATATCAAAACTTTACACATGTTATTTCTTATTTGTTTTTGTTTTAAATATTATTGTGGGTAGCGAACAACACTTAACCTTAGGAGATACAATGTCTCGAGCGAAACGCAAAGCAAAATATCAAAGACAACTACAACAAGACAACACAATAAATTTTAACCAAGCACTAAAACGCAAACACATTGAACTTCGTCCGAAGTCAATCAATCAAGAAAACCTTATAACCAGCCTACTAGATCCACAAACCAACATCACTGTGGCGACTGGACCTGCGGGCACGGGTAAAACTTATCTTGCAATGTTAGCGGCTATAAAAGCATTTAGAGATGGTGCATGTGAACGTATTGTATTGACTCGCCCAGCAGTGGGTGTCGATGATGAAAAGCATGGCTTTCTGCCTGGTGACTTGAATAGTAAAATGGAGCCGTGGACCAGACCTTTGTTTGATGTACTGCGAGAATTCTACACTAAAAAAGAAATAGCACGTATGTTAGATGAACAAACTATTGAAATATCACCATTGGCTTTCATGAGAGGAAGAACATTCAAGGATGCCTGGATTATAGCAGATGAAATGCAAAATGCAACACCTAGTCAAATGAAAATGCTAATGACACGCATAGGCGAGAACAGCAAAATAGTAATCACAGGAGATGTTGAACAAACGGATAGAACCGTACATAACAACGGACTGATAGACTTATGTAAACGATTAGAAACACGTCGTGATGGACTAAGTGTATGCTATATGAACAATAGAGATATCCAAAGACATCCTATCATTGACACAGTATTGGAGATCTACGCAACTTAAAAATTGGCTCTGGGGGTAGGAGTCGAACCTACAAGGTTAAATATATTGCAGTACATTCAACCACACGGTTAACAGCCGTGCGTGTTTACCAATTTCACCACCCCAGATTATTCTTATACCTTGTTGATTTTTTCTAGTGCAGGGATCATACGTGTAACACCTATGCCTCCGCCTACTCTTTGAAAGAAGTCAAACTCTAAAAACTTTTCTAGTTCTGCTTCAACTCTTTCCTTACCAAACAGTTTGAATAGTAACTCTGCATACTCTCCGCCTACAATACTATGGAATGTATCTCTCATCATATCAACATCACATGAACGTTCTGCTGATCCAATAGTTTCCATACCACCTAGTATAACATCCATCTTCTTTGCAGTATTGCCATCATCATTTCTAGCCATGTTCCAAAATGGGCTTGTTAGTTCGGGGAAGTTTGTAATAAGTGTTTGACCAAACTGTTCTTCCATCTTTAGTTCGTGTTCTGCTTCCATTTCTACGTCAGTACCGAGTCCAAAGTGTTGTTGCCATTCAGCATAGGTCTTTTCTGTAATGTTGCCAAAGCCTAAGTATTCACATAGTTCATACTCCATTGCTTTTAGATCATCTACATTACCTGGCATTTCAAATTCAAACATTGGAAATATTATATCGTGTCTACCTGGAATTGCATTTGGTTCCTGTCTGTAGGAAGTTGAGACACAAAAAAAGCCCTTTGCTGAGGGCTGACTTAGTAATTCATGTTCTAACCACATCTGGCCTGTTTGTGGTAGTGGCCAAACATTGCCTGCATAGTTGTAAGTTGCTACATTGAATGGATCTTCGCATGCGGCTAGTATTGATAATCTGTTTTGTGTGTGTACTTCAAGAAATCCTTTTTCCAAAAAAAATGACCTTAAAAGGCCAACTGTCTCTGTGAATTTACTTGGGTCTATTAGTTGCGTCATTGCTTTTCCTTTTTTTGCCTAAAAAAAATTTGCCCAAAAAAAATTGGACGTTACTTGTTCATCGAGTTATTTATTATAGTTTGCCTTTTCCTGACAAATACTGTACAGTTGGCTGTGGCTTGAACCATCTTTGTAATAGTTTCTCTAACCAATTCATATCTTACTCTCCTAAAACTTATTCAAAAATCTTGCTATGTGGTGCACCCATGGCAACAACATTATAGCCATAAACATGTTGGCACCTGTGTGTGCTATTGCTATCCTAAGTGTATCGCCTTTGGGCATACCATCGCTCACAAAAAAACCGGCTAACCAAATGGTGCCGGTGGTTCCGATGTTTGCGCCTAACACTGCCGCTATGGCTGCGGGCAGAGGCAGTGCCCCTGAGGCTACCAGTGCAATTATTGCCGTTGTACTTAAACTTGAACTTTGCCAAAGCAGTGTCATTACAATACCACCAAGGAACATATAGATTGGATTGCCCAAAAAGAAGTTCAAATGTTCCAAGTTACCCATTGACTTCATGCCACCTGAGAACATCTTCAGCCCTATATAAAATACTACCAGTCCAACGAGAGCCGTCATTATGGGATTGCCTAAGTCCATCCTACATACCTTTTTAATAAGTTTGTTCATTTATAGTTCCTTTTACAAACTTTATTTAAGCCTATAAATGTTACAGTTTTATTACATTTGGGTAATTTGCTTATAAACTTCCAACCAATTTTTACATATTGGATAATCAACATCTGCATTCATGTTGTGTCCATGTTCAATCAGTATAGGCTTTAGACCAAATCTCAAACCAGCAGTTGCATTTTCAACTTTGTCCTCTAACCAGTAACAGTTTGAACCTGCATACTTGCTCAGTGCTTCATCTTTGTCTGCACCTGTGTCTAAACATACCAGTTTAGTAAAAGCAGTTTTACCAAACATTTTTTGTAGATTCATTTCACGCAGTTTGTATGCATTTTCATCGAGACTTAAACTTGTTATGCATATAAATGTATAACCATGTTGTTCATGTAGTCTTTTGACCCAGTACATTGCATCTCTCAGTACTGGTAGAAATCCTATTGCGGCACTTTCATTAAAGGTCTTAACAAGTTTTTTTACTTGCTCTTTTGGAATACCATAACGTTCAGCCATATCATATTTGAACTGGTATCCTTCTGTAGTTTCAAATCCATGTTGTATCATCCAACAATTGAATGCCCACTCCCAATCTAGTAGTACACCATCGCAGTCTGTAAGTATTGTTTTTTCGTATTTGTTATATTTCATTTACATCTTTCTTTCTATCTATATTGTCATCGGCAACTTTGGATACGGTGTTGCTATACCGTTTTGGTTGTCTAAGTACGTGCATATAAACTCTAGCATTACTGATTCATGCATGGTCAAATAATAATCCAATGCTTCAAAACCAATTGCATCTTCGTAAACAAAATCATGTATGTAGTTTTTGCTAACGTAATCTTCTATTGCTAATCTTTCAGTTGCTATTGTAAACATGTGTTTCCTTTTTCTTATTATGCTGTTATAATAACACACTTTAAGAATAAGTCAACCTTTTTCTACGATTTGGCATAACTATCATGCTAAATAAACATACGTTCACCCGAGAGGGCGGAAGTAGGCAATCGCTGAAGGAACGCACCTAACCATTTACTTAGGGAGGGTGGCAAAATGACTTACAGACCATATCAATGGAAGAAGTTTGCTGACGCACGGAAACGTGCTCTAGTTCATAAAATACTGAACTATCGCAAATCGTCTTGCATATGCAAAAAAGCTAGTTAACTTCGACGACCTTATGGAAGGGGAATACTCGAGGTTTGGTGTTTTTAATCATTTCCATGTATTCCTCTGCCTCTTTTCTAGTTTCTAATTTTGCAATTGTTACTGGATCTTCGACACGTGGTTCGTACACAATATTAAATGTCTTCATTGTTCATTTCCCAAACATTATACACATCTGAGAATCCCATATTCATTGGCGAATATTCACCAACATTTTCTTCTTGCCATGCATGTATATCAACCCATTGTTCTGCAGTCAGTTCGTCAATATCTTCAATTTCATAATGATTGCATATTGCAGTTTCAACACAACTATATGCTTCTCTTTCAATATGCTCTTCGTCTTTGTACATTCTTGCCCAGTCAAATTTAGTCATTGTTAGCCTCCTTTAATATTTGTTTACGTCCTTCTACACCAATCTGTGAGTCCATCATTGTTTTAACATGTTGTAACATAGCACATGCCATCATCAGTATATCTTCTTTGCTATCACACATTAGTATTTGTTGTTCTATAGGCCGGCACAGTTCCCTCATTCGCTCTTGAACTTCTGTCATTTTGTTATCTCCTCTTGAGTTATGTGTAATTCCTGTTTCATATCATCTGAGTTAAGATACGTTAAGTTAATAATACTCGCAAAACCAACTACCCTTGCTTCTGCTTGTTCTACTAAACGTTTTGTTGCTAACATACTTCCGCCAGTTGCAACTAAATCATCAACAATAAGAACTCTATTTGCATGTCCTAGTAAGCCTTCTTGTAGCACCAGTGTGTCTTCACTGTATTCTGTGCCATAACTTTCTTCTAACAAACTACCGGGATACTTTGAACCTTTTTTACGTACCATTATAAACGGCACACCAATAACACTTGCTAACACTGCACCAACTGCAAAGCCTCTGCTTTCAATCCCAACAATGTGTGTTATCTCACTGTTTGTGTTGAACAGTCTTTGTATTTCTACTGCCAGTTCAGCGGCAACTTGATTCCACACAGGTTGTGCAAACAAACTGTTAACATCATAAAAGTTTACACCCTCAACCGGATAGTCCATCACAGTCCTCATGTAGTCTGTTGGCTTAGTTTTTTCTAAAGACATATACACCCTCCCACTTTTCTCTACCTTGTTTACGATCATTACCCACACCCGGACGTGTGTTCAACATCATTTTAATTATTCCATCATGTTTGAAGCCGACCTTCTCTGCGGTTTGGATCCACCTTTCCGTGACTTCGTAAGGCTCGGGTCGATCATAGCTCTTATAGTCTGCGATGTTGGTGGCGAATACTCCGTCACTGTTGAGCCCTTTGCGAATGTTTTGCATAGTCGGAGCAACATAGCCTTCAAACCATTCATCTTCAGTTTTAAACTGTACCATGCATTGTGTTTCTTCATTTGAATACTTCTCCAAGTTAAAATAAGGAGGTGAACTGAATGCTAGGTCTATATCCTCAGGTTGATAATTTTCACTAACATCTTGTACGATAGTGCCTCTTACACCGGTTGCTTCGTCTATTACATCATTCAAATAATTCAAGTATGCAACTGTTTCAGTGTTGGGTTCAACTCCTATGTAATTGTACTTAAAGTTGCTTGAGCCTATGCCTAATAATCTACCACCATAGCCACAACTGTAATCATACACATTGCCCCAAAGCACAGGGCACAGATGTTCTACTATTGCTTTGGCATTTTGTGCTTTGAAGTTAGTAACGTTCTCACCTGTGACTAATTCAAGTGCAGTTCTTAACTGTGTTGGACGTAACAATCTATCACCTGTTCTAAACTCAAAACAAATTCTAATTGCACGTTTAAGTTTGCGTTCATCAAAGAATCGATCCTTTAAACTGTTTGATCCTCTGCCTTTAGGTTCAGCAGTCATCATATTAGGAAACAAAAATCTATTGATTGTTTGCCCTCTGTTGTTGCCCAGTCCAATTTTTCCGTTGTCTACATTGTTATAGGATAACTTGCTAAACTTACGTACTGCATCAACCAATCCTTGGTGGGTATAATACACAATAGGAACTAGATCAATACTACGATATATGTTGTATACCTTTTCTATTGTTCCTTGTGGGTCAGCATCATACTGTGCTTTATCAAAGGCGTCTAATTGATCGTAGACACTTTCATAACCAGTGAACTCGCCATCGATTATGTGCATTGATGATATATTCCAGATATCATGTAATTGATCAATTACCACGTAAATTTTATCTCCGCATATGCTTCATCTTGTTTAACAGTAATAGAACCAATGTCTTTCCAACTGTATGATAAGCCATCAAACGAAGATGGATTTACAATAAGTTTATGGTCTGCTTGAAACTTCCAATACATTTTATTCTTGCTCTTAAGAACTACCTTTTGCTTGAATGTTTTTGCACGTTGCGGAAACTTACTATCATTGCTACTTTTTGTTTCACTAGGCCCAACAATACTAAAACCATATTTAATTTTGTTTAAGACATATCCGTTAATTGTATCATCAACTTCATAGTGCTTGTACAATCTCTGTGATACTTCTTCAATTGCTTTACTTGGATTATTAGTTGTAAATTCCTGTCCAAATACCATTGTGGGTAGCAGAAATAATATTGCAATAATGTATTTCATTATGCAGATGCCAATTCTACGCCTGCATCAAACATGTTCCATGCATCGCCATTGTTCTTAAAACCATATTCCTCTGCAAAATCCATTGAGCTACTATGCATCAATCTATCAGCAACACCTCTTGTTTGAAGAATGTATGCAACCATTTTTGGTGTCTTTGCAAAACCAACTGTGTTAAGTTGTCCAAGTTCGTCATTTCTACCACCGTAAAACTTAATACCACCGTTATCAGCACTTATAAAATCTATCTTTGTCATCTAGCTCTCCTTATTTCTAACTATACATATATAATAACACAGTTATAGAATAAGTCAACCTTTTTCTGCATTTAGGTTAGTCTAAAAATTCTATTATTTCTATCATTTTACTAAGTTTTTCTTGTGCTAAACGTTTGTTTGATGCTGGTACCCATGCCTGTCCTAAGCCATGTTCTTCGTCTACTTTGTTTAGTTCTAGTGTGATACGTTCCTTGCCAGTCTTACGCATCTTTAGTGGTCGTGGAGCAGTAAATTTAAGTATGAATACTTGTTCACGTGGTTTAAATTCTAATACTTCACCCATTGATCTGCGATAGCTCTACCATAGTTGCACTTAGATTAATTTCTGGATCTGCTACGAAACTGTGATTAACAAGTCCTGTACGTATTGCCATAATAGCACTGTCTTGTCCTTCTGGAGTAGTACTGAACAGTTCTAAGTTGTCATACATCCAACGAAATACATCTTCCATCTCTTCTGGACGTACAGTTGCACACATAAGTTTACGTGCTTCAATGATCTTGCCTGCTTTGAACAAGTTTACTGCATCAACCCGCCAGTCGCTTGTGTTGCCTTCATCGCCCTTTACGTTTGTAAGTTTGCCATCTGTGCTGTTCATCTGACACAGATTCAAACACTTACGTAGATCTGGATAGGTGCTACGTACATATGTGTCCAGTGTTTCGATATCAAGTTCAACATTCTCTGCAACCAGCACAGTGGCAATACGTGCAGTAAACTCTGTCTTGTCTACTTTCTCAATATGAAAGCCTTGACATCTACTATGCAATGCAGGGATAACTCTGTTTGGATAGTTACAAGTTAGTATGAACCTTGCACTAGCATGATAGGTTTCCATAACACCACGCAGTGCCGCTTGTCCATTTGGCGATATATAGTCAGCCTCATCTAACAGTACAACCTTGAAGTCACCAAATGGCATTGTTTGTACAAATCCTGTGATCTTATCACGTATTGTGTCAATTGAATTTTCTCTTGATGCGTTTATTTCTAGCACATCAAAGTCATCTATTTCAAGTTGTTTGATCAGTATCTTTGCCAGTGTTGTTTTACCTACACCAGGTGCACCTGAGAATAACAAGTGCGGAATAGCACCTTCATCTATCCAAGTTTTTACTTGTGCTTTTTGTTCTGCATCACGGAACACATATCCGTCGATGTCATCGGGCCTATACTTTTCAGTCCACAGTTGCTTCATACAATACTCCTAATTTGTACATAGTATACAGGTATTATTTAGGTAAGTCAACCAATTCTGGAAAACTATCTAATAGGTTTGCTTTATAGTATTTGTCTAGAGGCAAGATATTTTGCCAAAAGTCTTTACTATCAAAAGCAATAGTTGTATCTAGTTGTGTAAGGATGCTTTCAAAGCCCTGAGTTGCTCTACCTTCGTTATCAAGCGGACGTAACCATTCAAGATGATTATTAATTTTTTCTCTTATCTGCACACGTAAGGCGGGTGGAGCAGTTTCAACTCTCATCCATTCAGGCCAGTGTAGTGTCTGTATACGAAACTGTTCAGGTTTTATTAGACCTTTTTCTGTCCAACTGCGGTGAAAGTCTGGCACATGTAATACATTAATAAGACTTGTTGTACTACTGATATAAAAATCTATATCAGGACGTTGATCCAGCATTTCACGCCTAAAGTCTAATACATCTTGCCATACTGTTCCAGTACGTAGATATGCTCCTCTTTCGCCCTCTGCGTCAAGACTTGCACCAATGGATATGTTTTTAAAATTTTTCCATGCATCAAAGATACTGTGTCCTTTTAGATGCGAACGTGTCATATTAGTATTATATATCAATTGGATGTCATGACGATGTCTTAGATTTAATTCAGCGAGTATCTTGTAGTTTTCTGGCATCATCAGTGGCTCGCCGCCGGCAAAGTATATCCTATCAATATTATCTAGTTGTTCAACTATTTGATCATACAAATCTGTGTTGTTTCTACCTGCTTTAAGGAATACTGGTGTAGACTTGTCAATTAAACCAACTGCAACTGCTGGAGCATGCCAACTACTTGACGATCCGTGAACACAACTACGACAACTCAAATTACAAAGATTATTAAATCTTGAATCAATGAATTTTAAATTATACTCGGGCGTGATATTTTGTTCGACAAGGTCTACGTGCTTTGCAAACGTAGTATTCATTGATGTTCTAAAACTTTCTTTTCCAAGTTTTTCAGCTCGCATACATTGTTTACATCCGTCACTTGGCAGATCATTTAGCATTCGTTTTCTTAAATTTTGATATGGTTTATCGTTCCAAATGTCTTTAAGGCTGTCTTTACTGCAATCACCAATTGACTCTCCATTCCATGCACAACACGGTGCAACACCATTTTTGGTATGAATGTATAAACTTGTCCAAGGAATTATACAGAAATTTTTATTTTTAAATAGTAGATCTCTTTGTGCTTTTGTAAGTTTTGATATCTCTTCACTTCGATGATTGACACTATTTGTTTTTGTATATGGTCTGATATCACCTGCTGGTAATCTTTCAAAATTGCCTGCAATAGATTGTATTTTAAATGTTGTAGGGTCAGTACTATATGTTTTATGCACATAGCGATATTCTTCATGAATTTTATTATTAGTTGTTACAAGACAGATAAAACAATTACTAATATCAATATGGTTAATAATAGTTTGTAAACTTTGTAATATTAAGCCATGTGAATCTTTGTAAAAATCATTGGTTAATTTTATTACAATTTTTTGATTTGATTCAAAGGCTGGTTGATGTAGTGCTTTCAGTGCAAGATATAGATCAACAAAGTTATCTTTGTAATGATCGCAATCAATTGTTCCTACAATCTCATCGCTGGTAAATGTCAATTGCATCAGCCAATGTATCATCGTTGCCAGGATCATCATCGCTAACAAGTAAAATGTCTGCATTGTCTACTTTACGAATCACAGTTTCTCCGTTTCCGTCTGCAATCTTCACACCTCTTGTCCAACGACCGTGTGCTACCATGATCCATTGCCCTGTAGAAACTTCTGTTTGCTCTGGACCAATAGCATATACCTTGCCCCAACGTGGACGTATGCCATGACCTTTGCCGTCATCGTCTAATAATATGATTCCGCTTTGTAGTTTTCTTTCTTTAAATGCCATTTCTTCAACAATTACATCATCACGTAGTGCTCTAAACGTTTCTCTCGTAACTTTGTATGCATCATAGTTCTGTGTAGCCATTATATTTTCTTTACTCCTGCTTGTTCTTGTGCTTGTTGTCTTGGTGTTTTTTGTGCTTCTTGTTTTATAGTTTTTGCTCTTGCAATAGCTTCTGCTAATCCCCCTTTTTGAGCTGACGCCTTTTCGGGTTCAGGTGTAGGTTCAATATCTAATACTTTTTCATCTACTACTGGAGTCTGTATTGATTCTACACTTTTAGTTTTAGCAACTTTTGGAGTCTTAGTGCTTCGTTTTTCTTTAAATGCTTTGTCCTCTTTGGCATTTGTTTCTTGCAATTTATACGGATTAGGTGCAGGAGGTGCTGGCGGAATAACACGTTCAATGGTTGCAGCAGATTCTTGCGGAATTTCATTTTGCGGTCCAATCTGTTTGTTATAAGCTCGTTGAGATTGCTTTACCTTAGAGTCAACTACTTTGTTAAAGGTATCAACTCTGTCGCCACGTGCATTTACGCCCATGTTGCCAACTGCACGAACCGTTTCATTTTGTAATAACAAGGCTCCAAGGTCAACTGATTTGCCTTGTGAACTTCTATAAACTTTTTTACTTGCCATTTGGTACTCCTATTAACTGCGTAGTTAATATTTATCTTAGAAACTCACCAGGGTCTAAATCATAGTACATGCTATCAATTCTGTGTACACCAAGCAAGTATAACACATAACTTGCAACACTTGATCCTCTGCCTACACCCCATATTATCTTATTATTTCGCATGGTATCCACAAGATACTTAAGATACTTTAGCAAGTTAAACAAGTTGCGTTCTTGAAACATCAACAGTTCTTCGCCAGCACGTTGTATCTCTGGTTGTGTTTTACAAAGATCAATCACATGCTGTGCAATATCCATTTGTTTGTACTCTTCAGGCATTAACCAGTTGCGTTGATTCATCATATCATACTCATCAACACTCAATGATATATCAGTTTCAGGTGACGTATCTTCAAGTTGCACAGTGCCATCCACAGTAATATCAGCAGTTGTTTGTTGTTTCATAATCAAATCAACTACGTCTTCAATGTTGTATACTATTTCACCAAACTTATTTTTTATCATTGGGTTTGAATTCTACTACGTTTTCACTTGAGTGTACAATTTTTTCAGGTGTGTTTTCAAGTTTGATTTCAATTACTGTTTCTGGTTCTTCGCCATTGTCCCAATCCAAGTCTAAACTTTTCCAGGTTGGGTTATTAAGTGCTACAATTTTCTTACGTGTACTTGTAAGTGTACTACAATTTGGACCAGTATCGCTCCACCATCCTGGTTTTTCATAAGGCCCAGTTGTTTCCTCATCATGATGCAAATAACTTATTCCGCCGCCTATACTACTTCTTATGCTTATATCTAGTATATCTATCACATCTTCTGTAACTGCTTGTAGTTTACTATACAATGCTAAACCCGTCAATTGGTCAGCAGGTTCATTTGGCAAAATCACTGTGCGAAAACCAACGTCTTGGTATTTTTTAGCAACTTTTTTGTCGTCATCACCAATTATAATTGCATCACTGAATTGTTCATAGATAATATATTTGCATCTTTCCAGTGCTATGTTATGGTCGATAGTATTCATCGACTTTGTCATCATCTGTAGATCAATACTGTATGTATTCATAATTACCCCAGTATCAAAATGTATGCCAGCAGTAAATGTTGGACTGAAACCTATTCTTACATTACTCATGATATGTCTATTTTATCCTCAAACTTATCGTCTTTGTTACGACGTGCTTCGGCAGTGATTTCTGCCAATTTATTTTGATATGTATTAAGCGCCATTTGTAATTGATTTATTAGACTTGAATTACCCATTCTCATAGCCATAGATAACTTTGAATTAATTTCTGTAATTTTATCCAGAATCTCGCCTTCATCAAGTTTACCAATGTCATTTATTAATGGGTGTTCCATTATATGTCGCCGTCTACTCTGTTTTCACTATAGTGTGCATCAAAGTCGCCACCTGGGTAACGTGCTTTGAGTTTATCAATGTTCATCTGTATAATAATATTTGGATCAACATTCAATGCACGACATGCATTTACCCAATACCACATGATATCACCAAGTTCCCTTTTTGCATGATACTGAGTATCATCATCCAATGGTTTGCCTTGAAATATACATTTTTTAACAATTTCCATAAACTCACCACCCTCTGCACTGATACCTACTGCACCAGTTAGTAGTAAACTCATATTAACACCAGACTCACCTTCTAATTTATCTATTGTTTCACACATTGATGATGTGCTATTAGAATCTTCGCTTGTAACTGCTTTTACAAACTCTTTGTACTTGTTTAGATCTATTTGTTTCATAAAAAAACTCCTTTACTCAATAATTATACAGCAAAGGAGTTGGTATGTCAATTATTATTTTGCTCTTTATCCAAATGCGGCGCCGTTGTTTCCAATACAGTACCATTTGCTATTAATATACATCAGTGTGGCTGCTTCGCCAATTGTATCAAATGTAATAGTACCTGTACCTGATGCTTTCCAACCTGCGTTGGTTACAGTAATAACCATATCACCACCGTCTGCTACAAAGGCAAATACTTTTACTTGTCCTTCTACACCAGCGGCCAGTGTGGCTGTCTCTGCTCCACCAGTTGTAAAGAAACTTGCAGTCTTTGTTAGGCTAGCTGCACCTGATGCGGCCAAGTCTTCTGAACCTGTAAGTTTAATTGGATTTGTAAAACTATCTCTTGGACGAGTAAGTTCGCTTAGGAATATACTTGTTCCGCCATCGTCTGTATGGAATTGAAATTCATATGTGCCAGTTTCTGCAAATGTTATTACGTTTGAAGCAATACCTTGTATACCCACAACTGATTTTGCACTTGCTCCGTTGCCTACTGCACTTGGAAGTGTCATAGTATGTGCAACGTTTGCAACAGTGACTGTCACTGTAATATATGCTTGGTTACCTGCACTTGGAATGTTTGAAAATGCTAGTGTAATTGAACCTGATGTTGTTACACTGTACCAGTTACCTGCACTGTAGTCAATTGCAGTCGACCCAGTTACTGATCCTAATGCTATTCTTGTGTCTCTGGTTGCTTGTAATTTAGCATTCTTAATAACTGCACCAGCCATGTCATTGTCCAGTGTTGTACCAGTTAATGCACTTTTAAAAATACCTTTTGCTTGCAAGTCATCAATCTCAGTTTCTGCAAATTCAAAGTTTGATTTGATATTTGTGAAGTTGTCACGAAATCCTTGACTGTCATTATCCTGTCCAGCAACTGGATAGGTTGTGTCTATGTTGTTTGGATTGATACTGCTTGCCATATTTAATCTCTCTGTTTATGTCTTTATATTTATCATATTACGTCTAGTAGTATTAATAACTGTAACTACTACTTGAACTGCTACTACTTGAACTACTACTGGTGTAGCCACCGCCTCCACCTGATGATCCACCGCTGGTGCCGCCACCATAACTAGGTGTGCTTGGTACACTAGGGGTACTTGGGCTTGGAGTTATTGTAGGTGATGTAGTATCTTCTACAACTGTAGCCATTGGACCAAGATCTCCAGTGTACACATATTCTGGAAGATCTGGTTGAATTGCAACTCCATGTGTTGTACTACTGTTTGGCATGTAAAATTTTATACCCGGAAAGTCTTCAAAGGTATGAACATGACTTTTTCCATTGCCCAAATTTAAATTACCAGTACCATCATCAGCCGCATCTGCTTCACTTTGTACAGTATATAACGGATAGTAATAGCCTTTCTTTCCTTCTGAGAAACCACTGTCACTGGTACCAAAAATATAATATGGGCCTTTGTAGTCTGAAAGCGTTTGATTAATAGTTACTGGTCCGCTATCTACATGTGTAATTGCAGTGGTAGCGTCAGCAGAGCCTAAAATTGTATTAGCAGGATATACTAGATACTTGTCGTACTTGTCAGTCTTGCCGTAGACATCTACAGGGCTGGTAAACTGTGTAGCATTGGCATCAAAAATTGTTGGATTGCCACTACTGGTTGGATTAGTTGTTTGATTTACATTAAATGTCGTAGTTAATGGTGGACTTGGATTCCAATTTCCACCATCTGTAGAATCTTCGTTTGCTACCCAGTTTGCAGTAAGCTGGTTATCTAAGATATACCTGTCACTAACAAAATTTACTCTGTTTAAAATTTCGCCAAAATTTGTTCTTATTTTATAACTTGTGCGATCTGCTTCGCCTGGATTAACGTATGCAATAACCCATGCTTTAGTAAAGCCTAATACCCGACCGTCAGTCTGCTTTGACTTCATCCACAGTGGTAGCACTGTGTTTGTTTGCCCTACTACATCAACGACCCTATCTCTCATGTTTACAAGACTGTTTGGATACACAGTAGTCACTGTCCTGGATACTGTGCTGTCTGCGTTATAATGAAGATAACCATAGTATTCTTGTAAACTAACAAGATGTTGTTCTATCGCAAAATAAAAAGGATCTTCTCCAACAGGAAATGTACATGTTCCTGCTTGGTTACTGTCATTAAACGGTCTGTCTGGATGTTGCAGTGCATAAGCATATGCACAACAAATTTGATGATTTTTTGCAATTCCTTCGGCTCCGTCGCCAGTATAGTGTGCATCAAACAGCACTTCTTGTGCAACTGCCGTAAAGCCTCCCCATGTGCCCGGCACCATTGGCACAATATCACTTTTGTTTGTAAGTCGATAGAAGTTATTGCCTAATGTATTTCCTGATCTATCAGAGAGAGCATTAAAATATTCTGCATATTTTTTATTGCCAACTGTTGGACTTGCACTAACATAACCTTCTATCACATCAAATTTGTCTAAACTTTGTGCATAGTTGGTGATTAAAGTACTAATTGAACTTCCTAAACTGTGTCCGCCAATTTTTATTTTTGTTTTTGTAGTATTTGTAAGTGCGTCAAAAAGACTTGTACCAGGTACATCTGCAGGACGTTCTTCGCCTTTAGGGCCAAGTCCTTTATAAGCAATAGTAAAACCGTTGTGTGTTTTACCTTTGCCAAATCCAGCAATTGGATTTATAACCTGTCCAGCCATAACGTCTAACTTGCCATCGTATTCATTTTGTGTTCCACGCATGACAAGATATGCAGTGTCGCCGACTTCAATTAGAAATCCAAACGGAGCAATACTACGCACAACCTTAGGTGGAACCAGTTTGTTCCCATTAGGATCTTTGTCGATAGTGACTGTGTAGTCACAATATATAAGATCATCATTTGTAAGGGCTAGTAGTGCAGCCTTGAACTTGTCATATCGCAATGGTTCATCTATGTTTACAGGACATTGATTAGTTGGCGACCAGTTAAACGTATCGTTTATTTTTGGATTTGGGTAGTACTTTGAATTTTTACTATCAAAGCGTTCTGCAGGATCTCCAGGTTGTCCATCTACTATCCAGTCTCTTGCCATCTGACTTCCTATGTTAGCCAACATGTTTAGATCTCGCATTTCGTTTAGCCAGGCAAAATCTTTTTGATCAAGTGCAGTAACATTTTCAGCACCCAAGTCGCCATTACTGAAATTGGCATTGAAAAATTCTACAACATCTGTTGCTTGTTCATCGTAAACAGTTGCTGGATATGGAAGTGTCAGTTGTTGTGGTGGCGATTCACCTAGTTTGTTTACACCTGTGTCAACTACATTACTGTATACAACTTCGTATTCAACAGTACCATCTGCATTTAATGCTTGTGCAGTTTCTATTTCGCCAAGTATAAGTTTCTTTCTAAAATGATTTTTCGAAAGAGCATTAAGATATTCATCTAAGGTAGCAGTGTCCAAACTGAAGGCATGTGTATAAGTCACGTCAGTGGCAACGCCAAAGTAAGGATCGTCAGCTCTGTATAATCTAGACGGTTCAATTATATCTGTATCTTGTAACAAGCTGTTTAAAAAGTTTCTGTCTTCTTGATCAGGCATTGCCTTAATGTAGAGTCCTTGGTAAGGTGAATCATATTCTCTGTCGATAGTGATACGAAAACGTCTGTTAATACTTACTAGTCCATCTGAACTATATGCAGTAACAGTGAAATCAAACGCTTTATCAAATGTTGTTTCGTCTGGATTTAACCTTGTACTAACATCTTTGTCAAAGGTTGTAGTACCTCCATCAAACGAAAATGTATTGAAACTTACTCGCCCGGCAATGTTACCGCTTTCAAGTAATTGTAATCCTTGCGGTAATTTATTGTCAAGATTATAAGGACCAAGTTTAAAAAGTAGTAGTCTACCACTAGGATTTATAGCTTCTATTGCTAAAGTGCTTATATCGCCATTATTAAGACTTCCAAGACTATAAATTGGATCATCTATTGGCCTGTCTGGTATTAGTGTCCCAGTCAACCACGTGACACTATTTTCGATATTCCCTATTAGTGTAATATAATATGTATATGGTTCACTTACAACTTGATGGTTATTCTTTTTATAGATTGTGATATCAAATGTATATGTGGTTTCGGTAGCTCCTTGATCAGGGAAAAACCCTGTCAGCCATCCAGTAGTACGATCAAATGTTAAGCCAGGTGGAATATCAGCACTATCTCCCAAGGCTATCTCAAATTCAAATGGGTCTCCATCGCAATCAAATCCTGTTATTTGATATGCAAAAAAGTTATCATGTCTGAATGTACCAATTGTGCCGGCGGCAACTGTTGGATTAGTTTCAGCTGGTGGATAGTTAGTAATATATGGTATACGCATCGGTGACAAGTCTGCAGTAAGCACTTCACTATCTGCAGTAAAGTCAGTGGTATCAGCAGTTAAACTATCACGACTAATTACGAACATAGTAAAAGTACGCAAGTTTTGGTCTTTGCCATCGCTTATTCGTAAAGTAAATTCATAATTTTTGTTTATACTTCTTTGTGAAAAATCAAAAGGATATAAATCAAATGCACTTGCATCATAACCTGAAGTTGCATCGTCAGGCAAATTACTAATGGCACTTATGTGTCCACTTATTAAACCTGTAGTAGGATTAATTGTAAGTCCTGGTGGAAGTTCGCCGTTGTCTACGTCGATTATCACTATATCATTTGGGTCTGAGTCTGTAAATCCAATCTCAATATTAATATTATCACAATCATAGAAAGTACCAAGACTGCCTGCAGGTGTTGTAAATTCAGGTATGTCTTGTCCGGTAACTGTTAAACTAAACGTTCTGTCGTTGATACTAAGTCCATCTGGGGAAGTTGCTCTGATTGCAAAAGTTGAAGTTACATTTTCACTTACTTCAGTTGGTGTGCCTTTTACACTAACATATGCCTGTGGAACTCCTTCTACAGTGCCGGCACTGGTAACCTGTATACCTTCAGGTAATCTACCAGCAATTAATGTATAAGTTGGTGTTCCCCCATCTGGATCAGTGGCTACAACTGATACATTAAAAAATAAATTTTCAGCAATAGTGCCGAGATCACCTGCGGCTGTTACCCATACTGGTTGTGCCATGTTATTATACCTTCAGCATACATTCTATTAGTTTTAAGCCCTCATCTGTGCTTGATTCCAATGCAATACCTACACGATTTCCTTCTGAACTTCTACTTGCTCTTCCGTGTATGTCTGTATACACTACATCGCCTTTGTTGACAACACCAAATACACTTACAGGCACACGTCCTACTAATGCAATACCAAGTCCGCCTTCAAGATCCTTGTTCATTAAAAATGCTGGATCAGTAGTTACTACACCTGCTGGTACATCATCGGCACCACAGATTGTAACCTCTTGTGGTCCTCCAATGGATACTACTGTTCCACTATCATATGAAGCATCTGCTAAATATTTCTCTGCGATATCAGCATATCTTGCTTGTGTAGCAGTTGCAGTTATAATACCTGCAGTAAAATTTCCTGAGCCGTCTCGTGCTACTATAGTTGATGCAGTATTAGCACTTGTGGCGTTTGATGTTACAGTAAATGTACCACCTTCTGCACTAAGTGAACCACTTAGTCCTGTTCCTGCTACGGCACCTTCGCCTACATAATTGCCTGTGGTGTCAGTTCCAAGGGCAACACTGTTTGCCTGAATTGTTGTTGCAATGCTTATGCCTGCACTACCGTCAAAGTCTGCGGTTCCTACCACGTCTCCACTGAGTGCTATTGCCCTTGCAGTTGTGAGTGTAGCGGCACTTCCTGTTGTATTCTGATTAAGTGTTGCTACTCTTGCCGCGGCTACTGTGCCTGATGCGATGTTTGTTCCATTTAATGCAGTAATAGCTGAACCGGCACCTGCTAGTGTTGCTCCAGTAACTGCACCTGTGGCTATCACTGCCCCACCTGTTTTTAAATTACCACCTGCTACATTACCTGTAGCAGTAATATTGCCTGTTGCAGTCATTACACCGTCTACGGCAGTGCCTGTCGCACTTACTGTGAGTCTTGTTGTACCAGCAACTCCAACTGTGGTAGCGGCACCACTTGCAACAGTTACATTTGATGTGCCGTTTGTTAAAGCAGTTGTTGCAATGCCTGTTAAGAAACTACCGTTGCCTAAGAAGTTTGTACCACTTACGTTTCCGCTTGATACTACATTACCTGTTGAAACAACTCTACCTGTTGTAAGTAAATTACCGCCTGATATATTACCTGCGGCGTTAGTAGTAATATTGCCAGTCACTGTAAGTGGTTTGATTACATCAAAGTTTGTGCCGTTTGTTTGGGCGGTTAGTACACCACCTGATGTGATTTCTACATTACCACCTGCACCACTGATACCTACAACTGTTGTGCCGTTTGCAATTTGTGTTACTGCTACGTTTGAAGCCGCCGTAACGTTGGATAAAAATCCACCATCACCTTTAAAAAATGCGCCGGCAATAATATTTCCAGTGCCAGTGGATACAATATTAACTGCTGAAATATTAGCACTTGACACTACATTCCCAGTTGCAACTACTCTGCCACCTGTTAGTAGATTACCACCACTTATGTTTCCGGATGATGTTACGTTTCCAGTTGTAACATGTTGTCCAGCAATTATAACATCTCGTGTAGCTATGATATTAGCACCAGAGATATTAGCAGTACTGGTTATATTTCCTGTTGCATTCATCAGCACACTGTTCACTTGTGCAAATCTTAGTGTTGCATTACCGAGATATCTTGTGTTATTTGTGTCAGGAAGTACATTAGATCCAAATGATCCAGAAACAACTAGTTGATCTCCAATGGTTACATCTTGTGTTACTGTTAAACTATTTGCTATAGCAATATCTCTGGAAACTGAAATATTTCCAGTAAATTCTGTCACAGTACCCGCGAAGTTAACTACGTTAGCACTTCCGGCAATTGTTATTGTAACGTTTGCACTATCAGCAACACTTAAATTTGAAGTCCCGTTTGGTACACTTGTTGGAGTAATGGTTGTATTATACAACTCTTGGAAGTTATCATTACATTTGATATAAGCAGTACGGATACCATCTCCAGTACCATCATTGGCAGTTGCGCCTACATTTATTGTTTGTTGTGCCATGGGTTTCCTCTAACATACTGTTATGAGTATTTATGGCAAGAAGTTAGTTGAGATCGACCCAAGCAGATCCTGTGTAACCTTGGAACTTTGTACCGGTTGTATTGAAAATTAGCATGCCAGCAGCTGGTTGTGTAATGGTTGCATCTCTTGCAGTATTATCTGCAAACGTAGGAAGTGAAATTGGTCCTGAGCTTATTACACCAGCAGTTCCAATATAGGCTCCTAATGGACGTATGTTTGCATTGCCAATATATCTTGTGTTGTTTACATCTGGTATAAGATCTGATGCAGTACGTATTGTGCCTGTACCATCTGGACCAAGTACAATATCTTGATTGGTAACATAAGTTGAAACTGTGTTTCCGCTCATTGCAAGATTTGAACTTACTGAATTTGCTCCATAGAGTTCTGTAAAATTATCGTTAGTCTTGTCCATTGCTGAACGTAGATTATCACCAGTTCCATCATTTGCACCGGTGCCAATGTTTATTGTTTGCTGTGCCATCTACTAATCCTTTAATACTTGTGTATTTATGGATTAATTTATTTTTGAATACCTAACTATATTATCAGTACCTGTTACTGATTTATATCTTTCAATACCAGGAGTGCTGAAGATTACATCTCCTGTTACAATTTGTCTATAAT